TGTCTAACAGATATAAAACAGAAGTAAACGGCACAAGAACAGTTGCACAAGCTAAAAGAGACTTAACAGCAGAAGACGCTAAATATTCAGAACGCCAAAAAGCTTATGGAGAAGTATTTGAGAAAAGTTTTCAAAGCATGGGCGACGCGATGGTAACTTTCGCCAAAACAGGTAAATTCAGTTTTGACGACATGATTTCTTCTATGATAGAAGGCTTAATCAGATATGAAATGCAATTGCAAGCTACAGCAACATATGCGGCGTTTAGACCTGGGTTAATGAATGGTGTAGCTAGTATTTTTGACCGTAATTTTGAGGGTAGCGGATATACTGCTGCGCAACTAGCAACACTACCAAATGCAAAAGGTAATGCCTTTGATTATGGACTTCAAGCATTTGCCAAAGGTGGCGCATTTACCAACCAAATTGTTGACTCACCCACACTGTTTAAATTTGCTCGCGGCACAGGCTTAATGGGCGAAGCAGGTCCAGAAGCTATTATGCCCCTAAAGCGTGACAGCAACGGCAACCTTGGAGTTAGTAACCCCGGTGGCGGTGGCAACGTTGAAGTGGTTGTCAACAACTATTCAACTGCACAAGCCGAAACACGTGAAACAACCGACTCGCGCGGTAATCGCCGTATTGAAGTTATTGTTGGTGACATGGTTGCACAAGAAGTGGCTAAAACTGGTTCCGCAACACAAAATGCATTCTCTAGTACTTATGGTACTAGACCTGCCCTAGCAAGGAGATAAAATATGGCAATTCCAACATGGCCAACAGCAGGCAACTTTCCGCAAAGCCCCCAAAAGGGGTTTTCGGAAAGCATTGGTGTTAACGTAATACGAACTCAAACCGATATGGGTCCGGCAAAGCAACGCCGCCGAAGCAAGCGTCCATCAACCATGGACGTTAGCTTTATACTAACCACAGCTCAAACTCAAACACTAGAAACTTTTATCAACAATGACTTGCAGGGAGTAAACCGATTTAAGTTTACTCACCCACGTCTTTATACTACTATCGATGTTCGCATTATACCACAAAGCGATGGCGAATTTTTTAAACTGCAGTACCTTGCACCAGGGTACTGGCAGACTTCACTTAAACTAGAAGTGTTACCATGAGCAGAATAAGCACACTAAGCGCAGCAGCCGTTCGTGCAATGTTTTCGTCAGAAACGTCAGAAACACTAATAATGCTGCTTACTATTTACGATCCTGATACCAGTACTACCCCAGTATTTCGTTTTGCGGATAGTTATACTGGCCGAATAACAAGCCTAACCACAGACGCAGAAATTGTATATGGTGTACCAAGCCGTGGTCAAAATTATGTGTTCTTGCCAATGAACCTAAACTTACCTGCTGAACAAGATACAGGGGTTGGTACTTGCTCACTTACCTTACAGTACGTAACACGCGAAGCAATTGAACTTATTCGCACAGAATTAACAAAACCTGTGCGAGTAGGTATTGAACTTGTATTGAGCGGTACGCCCAATACTGTGGAAGCAAGTTTTCCTGGCTTTTATATTACATCAGCTACGTATAATGCGGATGCGATTACTTTTGAGTTAACAATGATTAACTTATCACGTGAACCATTTCCGTGCTATAATTTTATTCCCAGCTACTTTCCAGGACTATTCTAATGGATTACAACAAGTACATAGGGTTACCCTACAAAGACAATGGCAGAGACACAAGTGGCGTAGACTGCTGGGGCTTAGCCAGACTATTTTATCAGCAAGAACTTGGTATTGAATTACCAAGCTATACGGAGCTGTATGCTGGAGCACACGACCCGCAAGTTTCACAAGCCCTTGACGCCTACAAAGATTCGTGGCAAGTTGCTGAGTATGGTGTGGCAGGTGACCTGTGCTTGTTTAATATTTATGGTGAACCAGCACACGTGGGTGTGTACATTGGTGAGCGTAAGTTCCTGCACGCTCGCGAGGGCCGCGATAGTGTAGTAGAGTCATTGGACAGTGCGCAGTGGTCAAAGCGTTTTGCAGGATTTTACAAGTATACTGCAAAACCATCTGCTATTCAACTAACCGGAGTACCACATCCGCTGCAAACACAGGTCTTATACGACTGGACTGTGGCAGGTACCACCGTACAAGACTTAGCCAATTTTGTAAAACAAAAGTATAGTGTAAGTGAGCGACTGGCCAGCAAATTGGTTATTTTAATAGACGGAGTACCTATTGCACAGGACCAGTGGGATAGTACTGTGTTACTGGAAGGCCAGACAGTTGCCTACAAGTGCGTAGCCGCAGGTGGCAATACCACAAGATTGCTGCTAACATTAGCTGTTGTAGCAATAGCTACTTATGTTGCAGGCCCTGGTGGGGGTGCCAAAGCACTTAGCGCAGCAACAGGGTTTTCTACTGCAGTATCTACAGCTCTAATAGTAACTAGCGTTAACATGGCCGGCATGGCATTAGTAAACGCTATTGCGCCTGTGCGTATGCCGGGTCAAGCACCTGACCCTGGCAGCGCAGCAGGCCTAAACTTGTTTACGGGTGCTAGCAATCAGGCAAGTCGTTTTGGCGCAATTCCCGTGGTGCTGGGAAAAATGCGCGTTACAGGCGTACTTGGTGCCACTCCTTATGTGGATACTCTAACTGACACAAGCTTGTTAAACTTGTTAATTGTGTGGGGCTACGGTCCACTAAAAGTAGACGATATTTGTGTGGGCACAAACCCAATCAGCAACTACTACAACAAAAAAGATGATGCTGACCTAGAATTTGCACAAGATATTCCACTGCCTGTTACATTATACGGTAACGCAACCGATCCAGGTAGCGCTGCAGAAATTGCATTCAACAAATTGTACGGCCGTGATGTTGAACAGCAGCAAGTTAATATTCAGCTTGTAAACAACTCTGAAGATGGTAATCCTTGGCAAGAAGTAGCTTTTGCACAAGACAATACCACAGCAGTTGACTTAGCTTTTACTTTTCCAGAAGGCATGCGTCAACTGGTAATCAGCGGAGATGCCGCAGGTGCTATACAGCAAGCCACAGCAGCAGTTGAAATTCAACTACGTAAGAAAAAATCTGATGGAACTTGGCCAGCCTGGGCTCCTAGACCAAGCTATGCTTTTGGTGACTATAGTGCACAAACACCCAACTCTGTGGCCTATAGTGACATATTACTTCCTATTCCTGATAGATTTAGTACTCAAGAAGGCATCTACAAAACTTTAACTCAACGACACGTGTATGCACTAAGCGACACCGGTACAATAGTTAAGTTTAGTGGTGCGGTAGCCGATGACTATACTAGTATAAGCGCCGAACTATTAGCAGAATATAAATCTGGCAGCTATGCTGGATTAGCTGGCAATGATGCTGATCAAACAACTTATACCATAAATCCAGTATTACCCTTAAACGGATATAAAAAAATATGTACTGTAATACAGCAAGGCGGTAGTTTATTTAGTATAGAAAACCACCTGTCTTCGTATACCGGTTACTACGGGCTTGAAGCTACCGCTACTCAACTAAATATATTTAATAGCTATAGTGGAGGAGACGAAGGAGGTAATTTTTATCTCGTAAATAACGGTATAAAAGTAGAAATTAAAAGTGGTGCAATATACGCACTAACTAGTAATCAACCTGTAGCAGGTCAGTCTGTTGTTGTGTTTAATCGCAGCAATCTTACAACTTATGGAGCAGTTGCAGCCAACAGTGACAGAGCTTGGTCTAAATTCTTGCAAGAAAACGCAGTATGGTCACCAGGGTCTAGCCCTACATTTGATATGACTGTAAATGTAGAGTTTCCATATACTGGATACTACCATGTTGAAGCCAGTGCAGACGATGAAGGCACTGTGTACGTAGACAACCGCCAAGTTGTTGGAATACCAATTCCTGGATTTGCAAGCACCGTTAGTAACTTAGTGTATTTAGAGGCAGGTACTTATCCTGTTAGAGTTTTTGCAAAAAATAGTGGTGGTCCGGCCGGAATAGCTTGTACTATTACTTTTAATGAAAACGGTGGCCTAAATAATCTACCAACGCCAGACACTATTTTGGTATTTGGTACTCCTGGATTTTATCACAAACGCAAAGATGCTTTTAACTTTGTTTACAAGATCAAAAACTTGCCACAAGGATTTTACGAAGCACGAGTACGTCGTGTAAATGACGATGTAACAGAGCCCGAAAGTTCTCTGAGAAATTATAATAAGGTTGCACTACTAAGTGCTACAGCCTATGGTAATGCAATTGACCCGATTACTAACCTGCCGCAGGGGCCAATTAATAAAATACCAAACACTAACTTAGCAAAAACGGCTATACGTATACAAAGTACCAGCAAAGCCAACGGTAGTATTGATGGTGTAAATGCCTTAGTACAAACCATATGCCCAGACTGGGATCAGTATATGGGGTGGACTCCCAAAGCTACAAGTAATCCTGCTAGTTTATTTGTTTATGTACTAACACATCCTGGCAATGCTTACCGCATTAAAGCACAGGATGTTGAGTCTCAAATAGACTTACCAACAATACAAAATTGGCATGGGTACTGTAAAAATCACAAGTTTGAGTTTAATAGCGTAATTACGCAAACTCAAAGCGTAATGGACGTATTACGAGATATTTGTGCAGCAGGTAAAGCTAGTCCAAGTTATGTTGATGGTAAGTGGACTGTTGTGGTTGACCAAGCTCGTCCATATGTTACACAGCATTTTACACCTCACAATAGTTGGGGCTTTGAATCTACCAAATTACTACCAAGGCTGCCGGACGCGTTCCGCGTTACTTTTGCTAACAGCGACAAAGCCTATCAAGCAGATGAAATTTTAGTATTTAATTTTGGCAAAACCAAAGCCACAGCAGAAGTATTCGAAGAACTTAGTTTGCCTGGTGTAACCAACGCCAAGCAAGCAAAACACCTAGCCCGTTGGCATCTAGCACAAACAAAGTTACGTCCTGAAGTCTATACTCTTAACGTAGATTTTGAGTACTTGGTGTGTAACCGCGGAGACCTAGTGCGTGTAGCTCATGATGTACCTCTTTGGGGTACCGGCACAGGACGTATTGTAAGTGTTAGTGGAAGCACTATAACACTAAGTGAGCCAGTTTATCTAACTACCGGCACACAGTATCAGATACGTATTCGTACTAATTCACCGTCAACTCTGCCTGGTTCAGAAAATAGTGAAACATATTTTCTAAATCCAATCAGTGCTTCCGGAACATACACTACTCTTACAGCTAGCCAGGCTTTTGGCGATGCTGTGGAATCGGATAACCTGTATATGTTAGGTGAAATAGGAAAAGAATCTCAAGAACTTGTGGTACTATCCATAGAGCCCAGCGATAATACCAGCGCACGTTTAACACTAACAGACTACAGTCCAGAAATTTATACCATAAACATGAATTCGGACGACGATCTTCCAAGCTTTGATCCTAACATTAGTGGTGGCAGCAATCAATCTGTGCTGAATACTATCACACAGGCGCCCGTTATTGTTGGAGCCAGCAGCGGCAGTAGCCTAGCCGAAGAAATTGCCACTGGAACGTTTCAAAACGTATTGTTAATAAGTTTTGGTAATGTACCAGCATTAAGCGAAGCAGCGCAAAAAATTCAAGTTCAAGTTGTACTAGGCGACAGCGACTTTAGTTCTGGAAGCTTATTTGGTACTTACCTGCTGGATAAATCCACAGGCAGCTTAAGTTTAACAGGCCTAAAGACTCTTACTATTTACAAAATTCGTGCACGTTATATAAATGCAACAGGCTCTATAAGTGGACCTTGGAGTCCTATCTTCTACACTACTTCCACAGGTAAGGTAGACAACGACTATATTGTGGACTCGCTGATAGTTGAGCTAGAAGATATATTTATTACTGCAATACCTGCTACCACACTGGATAAACCAGCAGACTTTAAAACTTTTGAGTACAGGCTGTACAAAGACACTGGTAACGAAGACTTCTGGGAACTGGATCCAGCTACTAATGGAATCCTTGTAGTACAAACAACCGATGTTGCAAGATTTAACTTGTTAAACGTACCACAACCAAGAATTTCTACTGCGGGTATAACATATCGAGTAGCATGCAGAGCCTTGGATAACAACAACAACTATAGCGCACAAAGTGCTTTGGGTACAATAGTTATTGCAACTATTAAATGAAAGAGATAATATGACAACATCAGCTGTGCTATCACCAGGGATTAAATCCCTGCACCTTAGCTTAGATACTCCTGTTGACCTCGTTACCGGAAAGGTCCGTCGTGACCTTTCTGGTATTCGTGTTTGGTATTCTACACAAAGCGGATTCAATCCCAATAATAGTGAAGGAACCCAAGCTTTCAACGGTCTCAGTTCAGATATCACTATCAGTAACTTATTGGAAAGTACTCAGTACTTTGTTAGATACGCATTTATTAGTGCTATAGACCCTACTGTTTACACAATCTCACCACAGCTATCAGCATTAACTTATGACGAGAACGTCAGCGTTTACGGAAACCTAACTAATCCAAGTAGTATAATTCAAACAAATAATGCTGGAACTAATGGTGATTATAGTGTAGCAGGTGGTGTATTCAAAGTATACAAGTACAGCACTGAAGTTACCGGTCAAGGAGTTGTGTATGCGCTAGAGAGTAGCACTATAGTAGGCGGCCTGGCAGTAAGCATTAATCCAAATACTGGAGCATACGCTGTAACTGGCTTAACTGATGACTATGGTTCAGTTATCTTGTCTGCTACATATGACGGCGTTACTATTCAAACCACACTGGTAGTAATTAAAGCTCGTGCTGGTGTGGACGGTACTAATGCGCAGCTATTAACAATTAATGCTGAAGGCACAGCCTTTGTGTTTAAAGATGCAGCAGCTAGCGCCAGCGACACTGCTAAACTAACGCTAATTGCCAACCTTAAAAATGTAACTGGCACAGTAACCTGGACAGCAACCGCTTTTAATGTTAATAATGTAAGTTTAGGTCCTATTACTTTTACCCAAACAGGTAACGCAATTGATATTAGTGCCGCACAATTTAATCCACCCGCTTATGCTAACACAGTTGCTTATGTTACGGTAACTGCTAGTCGTGTACTTCTATCAGACACAGTTACACTATATCGTATTAACAACGGCACAGATCAGATAATTCTTGAGCTTACCAACGAGTCGCATACTATTCCTGCTTATTATGACGGAACTACCGTACCTGCTAGCTATATTGGTAGTGGTACAGAAATACGTGTAAAACAAGGCAATCAATATTTAACTGTTGATAACACAGTACCATACGCGCCAGGAACTTGGACAGTTACTGCTGCCAACGGTGTAAATATTACACCAGACACAACACCTGGTATTTTTAGCAGCTACATTAACTATGACACTCATAGTAACATGACAGCTGATCGTGCATACATTGACTATACTGTAACAGGTACCAGCCTAACTGGTGCGCCGTTTTCAATCTCACGCCGCCAAAGTTTTGCAAAGTCAGTGGCAGGTGAGCCAGGTGCAACAGCTACCCTAGTTAGATTAACTACTACTGAACTGGTCTTTATTAAGTTCAAAGACGGTACTTATAGTTCAAATAGCGTTACCATATACGCTAACACTCAAAATATTCCTACACCAGTGTTTGTGTGGAATAATGGTATTAACCCACCAGTTACAAAAGACAGCACTATAGACCCTGCAGCTAATCAGTTTGTATTTAACCGTCCTGCTGAGCTGGGCGTTTACACAATCACAGTAAGCGTAACAGATAAAAATAATCCCACACTGGGTACCGCTGTGGATTCTATGTCCATTGCTTTTATTGAAGAGGGCAGTGATGCCTACACGTTTCTTTTCAAAGATCCTGTAGCACAATTGAGTGCCAATAGTCTTGGAATCGTCGAAGGCGGCGTTACCAGTGTTGTAAACCACATTATTGGAGCACAAGGTATCGCACTGCTAGTGCCTGGTGCAGATATCGTATACAGCATAGACAGCACAGAAAACTGTACAGCTACATTGGGTAGCGTAACTGGAACGTGGAACCAGCAATTTACAGTTAGTGGGGCATTTTTTACAAATGCCAGCATTACATCAGCCAGCGTAACCATCAAGTGCCAAGTTCCTGGCGGAATCTACTACTTGATGAAAACTTCCTATACAAAAGTACGCAAAGGTGAAACCGGTGCTGCCGGAGCTGCTGGAGCCAATGCCGTTTTTGCAGACTTGTTAAGTGAAGCAGATGTTGTCACCACACTAACAGACGGTACTGGATACACACTGCCTAGTGGTAATGCCCTGCAATTATACAGCGGGGGTACACTGGTTACTACGGGCGTTACTTATGGTGGCGGTGCTACTAAGAATGGTCTAACACTTGCTATTAATGCAACTGGTGCGATCACACTAAGTGGTGCTGCTTGGACCAGCAATCAAGAAACTTTTAACGTAACAGCAACACTTGCTGGCACAGCTTATACTGCAATCTATACAATTGCAAAATCAAAAGCCGGTAGCGATGCCGTGTTTGTAGACTTGTTAAGTGAAGCAGAAGTGGTTAACAGCGCAGCTGATGGTACTGGATACACCCTACCAACGGGCAATAGCATGCGCCTATTCAAAGGCGGTGTGCAAGTAACTAGTGGAGTCACCTACAGTGGCGGTGCCTCACAGAATGGCTTAACACTGGCAATTAATAGCAGCACTGGAGCAATCACACTGAGTGGTGCAGCCTGGACTAGCACCAAAGAAACATTTACATTAACTGCTACTTACAGTGGTGTAGCGTATACCTATACCTACAAGATTACCAAAGCTCGTCAAGGAACCACAGGTACACCAGGTACACCTGGAACTAATGGAACCAACGGTACAAATGGAACTAATGGAACCAATGGCGTAAACGCAGTAAAGTCCACAAGCGGATATATCTACTATACTAGTTCAACTGGCAGCAACCCAGGTACCCCAAGTGCCAGTAGTTTTAACTTTACCAACGGTAGTTTTACAGGTCTAACTGCTGGCTGGAGCACTACCATTACCATGACAGGTAACGGAACTTACTGGGCAACACGCTATGTGGTAACAGAATCAGCTTTTGGTAGCAATACCGGAACACCTAGCTTTGGTACGCCTTTTAATCACCAAAACTTTGAGGGATTGGTGACTTTTACCAACTTAAATAGTTATGCTACTCAAACATATGCCGGTCAAGTAGCAAATACTGCAGTAGCTAATGCTGCAGGTAATTACGCAACAAATAGCCTATCCAACGTCACAACAATTGATGGTGGAAAAATTAGTACAGGCACACTAAGCGTTGGATCAATACAAAGCAGTACTGTTAATGCATCATACGGCGTAAATTGGGGTATTAATACCTTTGCATTTGGAACCGGATCAGTTTTAGCAGGTATATCAACTGTAGGTTATTTTAAAACAACTGACTCAGGTACACTTGGCCTAGGTGTTCTGTCGTCAAATAACATTGCTTTTGCAGCATCAACTGTATGGTCAAGTTGGGCAGGTGGTTTTGGCAATCGTTGGGGTGTTGGTATTGATGACCTTGCATCAGGCAATAATCGTACGCTGGCAGAATTTTGTTCTAATACTGTGGCTGGACGGTTTTTCCACCGTGATACTGGTTACACTGTAAACATGGCCACCGACAGTTATGCACTGATCACTAATGGTCCTGCGTATATGGGTGGTTCAGTAACAGTTCAGGCTGGTGGACTTATTTCAACTAATTACAACGGTTTTACTTGTACACTGGGAAATGTTAATTGTTCTATACAGGCGACACAATCTGGTATAACTACTTATATTAATAATGGAAGTGGGCTGGATACTACTGGTAATATTATTGTTGGTGGTAGAATATTTGGTGCAACTGTTAACGTGGGTGGATATACTGGCGCAATTAATGCTGGCGATATTACTTGCAAGAAAGACTTTAAGGCTGAAGGAGACTTAAGAATTAATGGTGGAGTTTATAGTGGTGGTAGCTACCTAGGAAGCTCAAGACGTATCAAAGATAATATTAATCCAATCGATATTGGTCTAAACTTTATATTATCCCTAGAACCTGTTAAGTATACACTAAAATCTACCCAAGACCCTAAGGTGGGGTTTATCGCGGAAGACTTTCCAGACACAAGATTTGTTCATGAAGGATTCGTTGATCCTGCTGATGAATCCAAAGGCAAGGAAATAGACGGACTAGACTACACTTCCTTGGTAGCCCCGCTGGTAAAAGCCGTACAAGAACTAAACGCAAAAATCATGTCACTTACTAGTGAAATAGAAACCTTAAAAGCATCCAAGTAATGCCTTAAAGCCGTAATACCTCCCCAGAAGTGGGGAGGTATTTTTTTGTGTTGACAGTTATATGCCTCTGTGCTATAATATACCAAAATGTCCGCGAGCTCCCAATTTTTAGGTTAAATCAGAGTTACGTTGAATAAAATCAGTTAAATATACTAAGTGGCGGTAAGTATTACAGCCAGTAATAATAGGGAGTACTAACTTATGTTGGAGTCTAATTTTGAGCAAACCTTACAAGCCGTCAGCCTGGTAGCATTAGCAGTAATGGGGGTTTTTATTGGTGTGCAAAAAATCTTAAAGAATTGGCGAAGTACTGAAGCAGAGACTTCGCTTATAACACTTATGCACACAGAGCTAGAGCGCATTAACGAGCAGAACACTAAGCTTAGCGTAGAACTAGGCAGGTTGCATATAGAAATAATTGCTTTAAATAAAGAGTTGCAGAAACTAACAGTTGAAAATCAACACCTACGAAACGAGGTTTGCGCCCTTACTCAAGAAGTAAGCAACTTCAAACAATTGTCGGTGGCACAGAAAGGCAAAATATATGCAGCCAGCAAAACTTAATTATAAAATTTACCAAGGCAGCACCTTTGAAGAAATGTATCGCTGGGAATCTGAAACAAAAGTTTATGTACCCATTCAAGCAGTTTCAAAAAGCGCACCTTGTGTAATAACTACCACGCAACCACATGCACTACCACAAGGTTGGAGGTTTCGTGTGATAGGTGCAGGCGGTATAAAAGAACTTAATAGTATTGGGGACAGTTTTTACTTAGCCACAAGTGTAACCGCAAGCACCGTTACCATTAATCAAACAAACAGCCTACAGTATACCGCATATACCAGCGGCGGTGTCATAGAATACAATCAACCTGTTCCACTAGGCAGCTATAGTGCACGTATGCAAATTCGTGAAACAGTAGACAGCCCCACAGTAATATACTCTGGCACCAGCGGCACGGGCGGACACATTAGCTTAGACTTGGTTTCAAATACAATTAATATTCGTATACCTGCTGCAGTAACTCAAAATTTTGATTTTACCACAGCAGTGTACAGTGTTGAGCTGTATGAGGCAGGTGGGTTAGTGATTCCGTTTTTAGCTGGTAACCTAACACTAGTGCCGGAGGTTACAAGATGAATCGAATTGTTGTAGTAGACGAAAACCAAACAGTAGTCGTACAAGCAAACGTACCCAAAACTATTGTAACAGGTATGATGGGACCCAGAGGTGCTGCTAGTTTTGCAGAGTTGCAAGACATTGATTTAGCACAACTAGGGCCCGGATCATTATTAGTATATAATAACCAAACGCAGAGATGGACTGCAACCACACTCCTAGACCAGCAAACGGTTGAGTCTGGACAATTTTAAAGGAAAAAGAACATGGCTTCTATTTTAAGAATAAAACGCAGTGAGGTTAGTGGCAACCCAGCTGTATTAGGTGCAGGTGAACTTGCATACTCAGCACTAGCGGATAATGGTTCCAATGGTGGTGATCGCTTATACATTGGTATGGGCACCGAAACCGCAGGAAACGCCGTTAATCGTATAGTAATTGGCGGTAAATATTTTACTGACTTAGTTACTGCCGCAACTCCGCTGAACACTGCTTCAACTCTTGTTCGTCGTGATGCTACCGGCAGCATTGTGGTTAACGTAACAGGTGCACTAACAGGCAACGCAAGCACTGCCACTGCGTGGCAGAATCCGCGATCAATTAGCTTAACTGGCGACGCAACTGCCAGCTTTGCGAGTGTTGACGGCACACAAAATTTGTCAACAGGTATTACACTGGCCACTGTTAACGCAGATGTTGGTACCTATGGCGGAGCAACCTCCATTCCAGTATTTACTGTTAATGCAAAAGGTTTAATTACTGCGGTAACCACAGCAGCTGTAGCAAGTAGCTTAAGCATCTCAGGTGGAACTGGCAGCGATACTGTTGCACTATTAACAGACACACTAGTGTTTGAAGGCGGAACTGGCGTAGCCACAACAGTAACCAACAACAAAGTAAGTTTTGCAATCGGTCAACCAGTTGCAACAACAGACAACGTTACATTTAATAACTTAACAGTTAACGGTGTTTTCTCAAGCAACGACATTACTGCCACAAACGTTACCGTTGATGGTAATGCGATTATTGTAGGTAACTTAACTGTTCAAGGTACAACAACCACAGTTAACTCAACAACTGTGGCAATTGGCGACGCTAATATTACACTAGCCAAAGACGCTACCACAAGCGCACAAGCAGATGGTGCCGGCTTAACCGTTGGTGGCAGTGGTGCTACATTAACTTATACCAGTGTTAACGATCGCTGGAACCTAAACAAAGACTTGGTTGTAGCCAATGTGTATGCAGCACTGCAAGGCAATGCCACAACTGCTACTGCGCTGCAAACAGCACGCACAATTGCAATCACTGGTGATATTAGTTACAACAGCGGTAATTTTGATGGTAGCACAAACGTAACTGCAGCTGCTACGCTAGCCACAGTTAATGCAAACGTGGGTAGTTTTGGTGATGCGGTAACAGTACCCAACTTTACAGTCAACGCCAAAGGCTTGATTACTGCCGCTGGCAGCACAGTTATTCCCACAGCTACTGCACTAATCAATGGTTTAGCTAGTTTTAGCAGCACTAACTTTAGTGTTACAGGCGGATTGGTAGCCATCGCACAAGTGGACGGCGGAACATATTAATATTGGAGGCTCTATAGCCTCCACACTCCTTTTTAGGGCCAAAAATGTCGAAAATTATACTTAAAAAATCTTCGGTAGTGGACAAGGTTCCACTACCAGGTGATCTAGATTATGGTGAACTAGCACTTAACTACGCAGACAGCAAACTGTTTTTTAAAAAATCCGATAATACCATTGGCACTATTGGTGGCGGTGGTGCTGGCGGGGTTGGCCCATCATTGCAAAACCGTTATAGTTATACAGCTACTGCAGCACAAACTACATTTTTGGCAAACTATACAGCACCCTATGTTGATGTATATCTAAACGGATTGCGACTAAGTTCTGGAGTTGATTATACGGCTACTAACGGTAGTTCAATTGTGCTAACGCTTAGTGCTACTGTAAACGACTTGGTGGAAATTGTTGCCACTACTACTTACACAGTCCAAGACAGCACTAAACTACCACTAAGTGGTGGCACAATGACCGGGGTGATTGCTTTTGCAGCAGGCCAAACGTTTCCGGGCACACAAACCACACTGGTAAGTGGCACAAGCATTAAAACCATTAATGGTACTAGTGTGCTGGGTAGCGGCAACATACAAATTGACGGCGGAGTAACCAGCTTTAATACCCGCACAGGTGCGGTTACACTAGCTAGCAGTGATGTTACAACTGCGCTTGGGTTTACTCCTGTTTCACAATCGGCTGTAAATGCTAGTATAAGTGCGCTTGTTGATAGCTCGCCTGCGGCACTAGATACACTAAACGAACTGGCTGCAGCCCTAGGTGACGATCCTAATTTTGCAACAACTGTTACTAGTAATATCGCCAGTAAGCTTTCACTGACTGGCGGCACATTAACTGGTGCTTCAACCGTTAGTGTTGCATCTTGGGCAAAATGGACTCTTGAAACAACCGGTACAACCGCCAAAGCTCGCCAAGGTTCCGACGCCAACGGACTAAACTTTACATCAAACGCACTTTGGAATGGCAGCTGGACCGAAGATGATTCTACCAAAAAGAAGTTTGCTTATATCCAGCATCTTGGTAATGGTCGTCACGAGTTCAGAACTGCTGCTAGTGGTACTGGCATTTCTTGGGTAACCAGCCTTACAGTTGATGAAACCGCAGTAAACTCACTTGTTGCGCTCCAGCAATCAGGCAATCAAGTATTACATGCAGGAAACTATACCGGCTATGCACTACCAATAACCGGTGGTACAATGACCGGTGCGATTGCTTTTGTGGCCGGACAAACATGGCCTACGTTTAATCAAAGCACCACAGGTAATGCAGCAACAGCCACTGCGCTACAAACTGCTCGCACAATCAACGGTGTAAGTTTCAACGGATCGGCAAACATCACAGTTGCTGACAGCACCAAGCTGCCATTAGCTGGCGGTACACTAACTGGCGGCTTAAGTGGCACAACAGCCACATTTAGCGGACTGATTAAAGCAGATGGTGGAACTATTCAAGTAGGCTCATCTGCTGGAGTTTACAGACAGCTGCGATACGATGGTACAATTTCTGCTGACGGTTCAACATTTAACACACTACTGCATGCAGGCAACTACTCCAGCTACAGCCCTACACTAACTGGCGGTAGCGCCAGCGGCACCTGGGGTATTAATGTAACTGGAAGTGCAGGTTCCACCTCCAGCACAGTAGGTACAACAGCTACTGCAATATTATCTGGGTATCAAGCGGCAATAAATACTACTACTCCTGGTACAGGTAACTTTGGTATACATTTTAACGGGCAATTAACTCCTGATTATGCTTCTGGTATAACTTGGAATGGCGGAACTAGTACAACAAGCGCGCAAGCTGGTATTTATGTTCAAGGATCTGGTTCGTATGGAACCAAAATGTACTTAGCTACCACAGATAGCTATGCTACCGGAGCAAGAACAGCTGTATCAATTGACCACTCTGGAAATGTTAACATTGTTCGTGGTGCTTTACAGCAAGCTGGTAATCAGGTATTACACGCAGGAAACTACAACAGTTATTCACCAACACTAACCGGCACTGGAGCCTCCGGCACTTGGGGCATCAGTATTAGCGGTACTGCTGCAAATGCCACAAACATTAACTCAACACAGGGTTTGTTGGGTTATGCAGGCTCCGCCTTAAATATTGATACTGGCGGACAGGGGGGCCCCCAAGTACAAAGTCAAGGCAGCGGAGCGGCAATGATTTCATTTCATCGTCCAGGCGCATATGCTATAAACTTTGGTCTTGGGACGGATAATCAACTGCGAACGGGTGGTTGGAGCCGTGGTGGAAACCACGTTATTTTAGACTCAGGAAACTACACTAGCTATGCACTTGCTCGTGTAAGCGCCAATCGCCCTGGTGTTACAAAACTATACAGAACCGACGATGACAGTGGCTATAATATACAAACCCACTGGAGTGCGGATGTAAGCGGGTACTGGTCGCTTCGTGGTTTCTTAAATGACAGCTACCATGCACCAGCTTATGTGGCACTTTCGGGTCGTTCAAACCGAGCCAATGGTAACTTCTATATTGACGATAATTACGGCAATACTGTTGTTGGTGTGTATACGTCTACACGTTATCAAGGTGTGTATGCTATGGGCGATGCATACAAGATGTCTGCTGATGGGGCTAGTCTTGCTAACATGTATGGTATAGCATGGTCACATCCTAATGCTGGTGGTGCGGCAGGTAACCTAACTGATCACGGAATGTTGATTATCAACAATGGAGGTTTCCGTTGCGCTATTTCTAACAGCATTGTTGCCAGTGGTAACATTACAGCATATTCTGACGAGCGACTGAAAACCAACTGGCGTGATATGCCAGAAAATTTTGTAGCACGTCTTGCCAAAGTTAAAGTTGGTATTTACGATCGTATAGACACAGAAAACGGTACTCAAGTTGGTGTAAGTGCACAGTCTTTCCAAGAACTACTGCCACAAGCAATTACAACAGCTACAGACGACATGCAGACCTTATCAGTCAACTATGGTGGTGCAGCACTTGCAAGTGCTGTTGAACTTGCCAAAGACAATTGCGAACTTCGTGCGCGTATCGAGCGCCTTGAAGCCTTAATCAACACCATCCTCAACAAGGATTAATATGACAGAACCAACAACTATTCCAGCAGCTGAGCAGCCACAAAACTTTACTGCTGATTTCGCAATCCGTATCACAGGATTGCGAACCCAAACCGTAGCCGGTGTGCCAGGTGTAGTAAAGCAAGTAGCCTGGACAATCACAGGCACAGAGGCTAATCAAACATTCGAGCTAACACAAACCACCACAGTGCCAGACCCTGATACTACAGAGTTCGTTCCGCTAGCAGAACTAACCGAGCCTCAAGTAGTTGCTTGGATTGAAGCACACGACATTCGACTGCCCAGCATCAAGCACCACATTCAACTTGTGCTAGATCGTCAAGTTGAGCAGGCTGCACTACAATCAACACCAATGCCTTGGGCAACCACTGTGGAGTAATCAATGCCATTACCAAGTAGTGGAGCGATTTCGCTAAGCCAAGTCAACACGGAACTTGGCTTAGCCTCAACCACAACAATTTCGTTAAACCAAGCTAACGTTCGTGGTCTTTTTGGCGTAGCCAGCGGTGCTATCAGCATGAGCAATGGTTATGGCAAGGCCAACACCTACGCCATTGAGTATTTGGTTGTGGCCGGTGGCGGTGGCGGCGGTACTTCGCAAAACTTTAGTTATGGAGGAGGTGGTGGTGCGGGAGGATATCGGACCGGTTCTGCAAACGTCGGTTCTGGTGTTACTATTACAGCTACTGTTGGTGCAGGCGGTTCAGGGGACAACAGCGGAAGTTCGAGCTCGTTCAACTCACTTGTGTCTACAGGCGGCGGTTATGGGGCCAGGGGTGGATTTAGCGTATACGAGTATCCCTACCCACCGCGAGCGGGTGCAGCAGGAGGTTCGGGAGGTGGTGGTACACCTTACCAAACATACGGCAACGGCACGTCTGGCCAAGGAAATAGGGGTGGACAAGGTTATGGTAACCAATACAACTTCTGCGGATACTTTGGGTCCCGTTCGGCTTCTGGAGGTGGTGGTGGCGCCGGTGCTGTAGGTGGAAACGCATATGGCGACTATATGTGCTATTACGCGGTTGCTGGTCCTGGAGGTGCAGGTAGCACATGGTCAAACGGTACGACGTATGCCGGTGGCGGCGGTGGATACGGCGATAACGGAGGTGCCCAACCCGGGGGCAGCGGTGGAGGCGGCAATGGAAATGCCGCCGGAACGGCTAACACCGGCGGCGGTGGAGGTGGAAACGTACGGGCGGGAGGCTCTGGCGTTGTCATCGTTCGGTACGCAGGTGCACAACGCGGCACGGGAGGTACTGTTACTTCTGCTGGGGGCTATACATATCACACATTTACTTCTTCTGGGACGTTTACATCATGAGCCACTTTGCGCAAATAGACGAAAACAATGTTGTACAACAAGTGCTGGTCATTGACCAGGCCGAGATTGACACAGGCAACTGGGGCAATCCCGAAACTTGGATTAAAACCAGCTACAATACACGTGGCGGTGTGTACTACTCCCCAGACACAAACGATCCGGACCCGGATCAGTCCAAGGCGTTTCGAAAAAACTATGCAAGTATTGGATTTTCTTGGGATGGGGTTGGATTTATTCCACCAAAGTCACCGTTTCCATCATGGGTGCTGAACAGTTTTTCCTATCTGTGGGAAGCGCCGGTTCCTATGCCAGTGCCAAATAGCCCGCCATACTACGGTTGGAATGAGGCTACGCTATCTTGGGTTATGTTACCCAATCAGCCAGAGCAAATGCCAAGTACAGACAACCCTGGAGCTGCACCAAATGTTATCGGTTAAACCTCTTGAAAACCTTGGATCTATCCGTGGGGCTATGTACGACTTTGAGAAAGCTGGCGACATCCTTCCGAAGCACAATCATACTGAAAGTAACATACATATTACCATTGTAGCGCGTGGCAAAATCAAGGCGTATTCTCACGACTGGGAGTTGGAGGCGGTGGCTGGACAGATTCTGGATTTCAGGCCAGGAGAGCCGCACGAGTTCATGGCCCTTGAAGACAACACGCGGATCTTCAACATCATCAAGAATCCTGACTTGAGTGTACCTATCGCGTCAATGGATTACCAACAGGAGACGACACCATGAGCTTATATACAATACAACAACTTGTATCTCAAACTGTTTCTCCGGTACCGCAGCAATCTGCTATATCTTAAAACTATAAAGGACACTTATGTCAAAATCAAGAACGTTAAGCGGCTTAGTGTCCGATGGTGGTGCGCTGGCCGATGGGCAACTAAATGCCCAAGATATTGGTGCACAGCCTGCGTTGGTGTCGGGCACCACGATCAAAACAGTAAATGGAGCTTCACTGCTGGGCTCAGGCAATATTACAGTTGAAGGCGGAGGAGGCGGTGGTGGTGGTGGCAGCGCACTGGATTTTGGTACTTTTACCGCACCACCAAGATTTACGCTTGACATGGGAGCCTTTTAAAGGTTTAGGAGAACACAATGACATTACAAATTAGAAGAGGTCTACAAATAGACCTGCCCTCAGACCCAGCAGAAGGTGAATTGCTGTATACCACCAACACTAAAAAACTATTTATTGGCATTGGCGGAGCACCCCAAGAACTCTCAGGAGTTAACAGTGCTCCAAACATAGACGGAGGTTTTCCAGACAGTAGCTACGCCGGCATATCGCCCATAGACGGAGGTAGTGCTTAATGTCCACAGTAATACAATTTAGAAGAGGTTCAATCTCACAGTGGAAGCAAGCTAACCCTGTGTTGCTTAACGGCGAACCCGGCATTGAGTTAGACACAGGTAGATTTAAGCTGGGTACAGGTACCTCTAACTGGAAAAACTTACCGTATGCTGGAGATCAGGGCCCCACCGGCACAGCTTCTACTGTTCCAGAAACCACTGGTGCAATAACTTATGCACCAACAGCCACAGCTCCTGCTGGATGGTTGTCTTGTAACGGAAGTTTCGTATCAGCAGCAACATTTCCCGCACTACAGCCAGTGTTGCCTCCCAAACCTGGATTTAGTGGAGGCGTAGGGGCACAATATGGCCCGGGTACCTTGCAAGGTATCGTGGTTTCTGCAAGCAGTGTAATCAGCACAGATAGTTGGGCTAGTGTAACAAACGTTGACGATGGTTTATCTGTGGGCACTACTTATCCCCGTAATGGTTGGCGAAGCCAGTACAACCCGTTTAACAATGATGGGCACTGGTTAAAGTTCGCTTTTCCAATACCAACAGTTATCAATACTTACTGGTTAGCAGATAATTCAGACGGTGACTGGAGCCCTACCGTTTGGACATTTCAAGGGTCTAATGATAACACCAATTGGACGGTATTGCACACAGTTGATAATG